AGACTCCCCATATTTTGATGATATTTATTACGTTGGTGAAGTCAAGTCAATACCTATTAATGAAGTAATAAAACAATTCCCAGATCTTACAGATTCAGAGCTAGAAGACATGGTGAAGGGCAACGGTAGGTACAATTCTAGAAGGAACCGTAGTTCTGGTGCAAATGAAGATAGAAATAAAATAGATGTTCTTTATTTTAATTATAAGACTTACATCCACGAGGTTTACAAAGTAAAAGAAACCTCAACTGGTTTACAAAAGTTAATAGAGAAAGATGATACTTTTAATCCTCAAGTTGAAGATGGCTCAGCTTTTTCGAAATTAGGTAGAAAAATAGAATGCTTGTACGAGGGAGCTTTAGTTCTAGGTACTGGGAAGCTTATTAAATGGGAGAAGTCTAAGAATATGATGCGTCCTAAGAGTGATTTCACTAAAGTTAGAATGAACTACTCTATAGTAGCGCCAAGGATGTACGAAGGTAGAATAGAGTCTTTAGTTAGTAGGATAACTGGTTTCGCAGATATGATTCAGTTAACGCATTTGAAGTTACAACAAGTAATGTCAAGAATGATTCCAGATGGTATATACTTAGATGCTGATGGTTTAGCTGAGATTGATCTAGGTAACGGAACAAACTACACTCCCCAAGAAGCTTTAAATATGTTCTTCCAGACAGGTAGTATTATAGGTAGATCAATGACTGGAGACGGAGGTCAAAACGCTGGTAAGATACCGATTCAAGAGATACAGTCAGGAGGTGGCTCTAAGATGCAGAGTTTGATCGGTACGTATAACTACTACTTACAGATGATAAGAGATACGACTGGGTTAAACGAAGCTAGAGACGCGGCAACGCCAGATCCAAAAGCTTTAGTTGGAGTCCAGAAGTTAGCAGCAGCAAATTCAAACACAGCAACTAGACACATACTTCAAGGTGGGGCTTTTTTAACACAAGACATTTGTGAGTCACTATGTTTAAGAATATCAGATATATTAGAGTACTCTCCTACTGCGAACGCTTTTGTTCAAGCTATAGGATCACACAATGTAGCTACTTTAAGCGAGATGAAAAACCTACACTTATACGATTTTGGTATATTTTTGGAGTTAGCTCCAGATGAAGAAGAAAAACAGATATTAGAGAACAACATACAGACCGCGTTATCTCAACAGACTATAGATCTAGAAGATGTTATAGATTTAAGAGAAATTAAAAACATCAAGTTAGCAAACCAGCTTCTTAAGATTAGAAGAAAGAAGAAGATGAAGAAAGACCAGCAAATGCAACAGGAGAACATGAAGGCTCAATCTGATGCTAATGTCCAGCAAACTCAAGCCGCAGCTCAAGCTGAGATGGAGAAGTCGGTAGCTATGGTGGAGAATGAAATAAAAGTAGAGACTCAAAAAGGAGAGATTAAGAAAGGTACATTACACGCGGAAGCAGAGGTTAAGAAAATGCTAATGGATCACGAGTTCGAGCTGAACATGAGAATGAAAAAAATGGAGTTAGAGATGATTCAAAACAGAGAGGTAGGAAAAGAATTAATGAAAGAATCTAAAGAGTCTAACTCGGAGGATAAAGCAAATAAACACGAGTCAAGGATGGAAGACAAAAAAGCTATGAACGTAATAAAGTCTAAGGGCTTTGAGTCTTCTGGAAACGATGTTATAGGTGGAGGTTTGAGATTAGGTGCGTTCGAACCTAGCTAAACAAACAGAACAAATTATTAACTATTATTATATTATATTATGGCAAAAAAAGAAGAACCAAAAGTAGATGAAAAAGTTGAAAAACTAAAAATTAAAAAACCAAAGAAGTTCGCACCAACCAATGATGACACAGTTAAGATAGATATGTCTAAACCTGTAGAGCCAGTTGAAGAACCGATTAAGGTAGATTTATCTAAACCCGTAGAGGTGGCTAGTGCATTACCTTCAGACGCTCCAGTTATGGAAGAAGTTACAAACGAACCAGAAGAAGCGCAGGAGGTAGCTGAGATACTAGAGAAGGAAATAGTGCAGTCAATTGAATCAGGAAGAGACTTACCAGAGAACGTTCAGAAGTTAATGAGCTTTATGGATGATACTGGTGGAGATTTAAAAGACTACGTTAAGCTAAACCAAGATTACTCAGAAATGGATAGTCAAAGCTTATTAAAAGAATATTATAAAACAACAAAACCTCACTTATTATCAGATGAAATTGAATTCTTAATGGAGGATCAATTTAAGTACGACGAAGATATTGATGACGAGAGAGATATTAAAAGAAAAAAACTAGCGCTTAAAGAGCAAGTTGCCAGCGCTAAATCTCAATTGGAAGAGAACAAAACCAAATACTATGAAGAAATCAAATTAGGTTCTAAGCTTCCAGATGAAGCTAAAAAAGCTATGGATTTCTTTAATAGATACAACAAGGAAGAAGCAGATAACAAAAAGATAGCAGATAAACAAAAATCAACTTTTTTAAATAAAACCGATCAGGTTTTTAACGACAAGTTCAAAGGTTTTGAATATGACGTCGGGGATAAAAAGTTTAGATTTAATGTAAACGATGCTGTAGCGGTTAAGGACACTCAAGTAGATATTAATAATTTTGTCAAGAAGTTCTTGAATGAAAATAATGAAATGTCAGATGCTACGGGTTACCATAAATCTCTATATACAGCAATGAATGCTGATGCTATCGCAAAACACTTTTATGAACAAGGACAGACTGATGCTATGCAAAATAGTGTTTCTAATGCTAAGAACATAGATATGAGTCCTAGACAATCACACGGTGGCGAAATAAACGCTGGTGGAATGAAAGTAAAAGTGTTGGGTGATAATTCTGCTGATTTTAAGTTTAAAATTAAAAACAAAAATAAATAAAAATTTAAAAAAACAAAATTATGGCAATATCAAATCCGGGTCCTGGTCATTCAGGAACCGCTGGTAGTCTGAATAGCGTACCTGCTTCAAAAAAAGCAACGCTATCTTCAAACTACATCGACTTTACTGCGGACGGCAATGGCTGGGCGCAACAATACTTACCAGATCTTATGGCTCAAGAAGCTGAGGTTTTCGGTAGTAGAACAATTTCAGGTTTCTTAGCACAAGTAGGAGCTGAAGAAGCAATGTCTTCTGATCAAGTTATTTGGTCTGAACAAGGAAGGTTACACTTATCTTACACGGCTGTTTGGAATCAAACTACTGGTGCGGTTGATTTATCATCTGCATTAGACATTGATGGTAACGCAATAGCTTCAGGCGAGCACGGTATTCGTCTTAACGATATGGTGATGGTAGCTTCAGCTGAGGGTACTATTAAAACTTTATGTACTGTATCTGCTGTCGCAACTGTAACATTAAGACCTTACGAAAAGGATAATGTAGAAGATGCTACTGCTTTTAGTGGTGCTACCGCTGCTCCTTGTACGTTGTTAGTTATAGGTTCTGAGTATGCAAAAGGTACGCAGGGTCAAGGTGCGCTTACTTCTACGACTTCTGGTTATGGAAACGTTAAGCCAACTCACACTTCTTTCTCTAACAAACCAATCATAATGAAAGACTACTATGAGATCTCAGGATCTGATGCGTCTCAAATTGGTTGGGTTGAAGTAACTGGAGAAGCTGGTCAATCAGGTTACTTATGGTATTTAAAAGCTGAAGGTGATACTAGAGCTCGTTTTTCTGATTACTTAGAAATGACAATGTTAGAAGCTGTTAAGGGTATCCCTGGAGCCGCTGCTGCAACTGGTGTTGGTGATTCTGACGTTGATGAATTTTTATCTGCTTCTGGAAATACTTTTGGTACTGAAGGTTTATTCGCTGCTATTGAAACTCGTGGTAATGTTACTACTGGTGTTACTGGTGTTAACGCGGCTACTGATTTAGCTGAATTTGATGCTATCTTAGCTGAATTTGACTCTCAAGGTGCTATTGAAGAAAACATGATGTTTGTAAACAGAGCTACTTCGTTAGCAATGGATGACATGTTAGCTTCTATGAATTCTTACGGA